GACCGCCAACGGCATCCCCGTCGCCAGGGTCGGCGACAGCTACGCCTGCCCGATCCATGGCTCCAACCCGATCAGCAGCGGCAGTCCCGACACCCTGGACGAAGGCCGCCCGATCGCCAGGGTGGGGGACTCGACAGCTTGCGGGGCTACCCTGATGGGTGGCAGCCCTGACGTGACGGTGAACTGATGGCCGGGATGAGCCGCACCACTGGCGCTGCCCTCGGCGGCTTCGATCACCTTCGCCAGTCCGTCACCGACATCCTGACGACACCGATCGGCAGCCGTGTTCACCGGCGGGACTATGGCAGCCGGCTGATGAGCCTGGTCGATCGGCCGATGAACCAGTCCCTGGTTTCAGAGATGGTCGCCGCCACCGCCGAAGCACTGGACCGGTGGGAGCCACGGCTGCGCCTCGAGCAGATCCAGATCAACTCCGTCTCCGCTGATGGTCACATCGACCTCAGCCTGGTTGGGTACTATCTGGTCAACGGCCAGCAGGTCACGTTCGAGGGGCTGGTGCTCTGATGGCCATCGACTTCGCCACGATTCCGCTCCCGACGATCATCGAGGAGCTCGATTTCGAGACGATCCTGGCGGAGATGCTGGCGGATCTGCAGCTGCGTGATCCGGCCTACACCGAGATCCTGGAGAGTGACCCTGGGGTGAAGATCCTCGAGGTCGCGGCCGCGCGAGAGCTGATCCTGCGGCAACGGGTGAACGATGCCCTCCGCGCCACCCTGCTGCGTTATGCGATCGGTGGTGACCTCGACAACCTCGCAGCGTTCTATGGCGTCACCCGCCTCACCGGCGAGGCTGATGCAGCGCTGAAGGCGCGAACGGTCGAAAGGATCATGGGCAGCAGCAGTGCCGGCGGCGCGAGCTGGTACCGCTACCACGCCCTCTCCGCTTCGCCCCTGGTGCGCGATGCGGCGGTGAGCAGCCCAGAGCCCGGGCAGGTGCTGATCAATGTGCTGTCGAGCCTTGGAGATGGCACCGCCGACGCCACGCTGCTGGCAGCCGTCAGCGCGGTGGTGCAGAGCAGCAGCGTGCGGGTCATCACCGACGTGGTGACGGTGGCGTCGGCAGCGATCCAGACGGTGCCGGTGACGGCGCAGGTGTGGCTCTACCCCGAAACGCCGATCGAGGTGTTCAACAACCTGGAGGCGACGCTGCGTGCAGCATTTGCTGCCGAGGCGGGCCTCGGATGGGACGTGGCCCCCAGTTGGGTGATCGCCCAGCTGCAGCAGTCCGGCGTGCAACGCGTCGTGGTCCAGTCACCGGCAGCGGTGGTGGTGTGCGGGCCCAACCAGGCGCCGGCCCTGGGTGCTGTGAGCCTGACAATGAGTGGACGTGATCGATGACGGCTAGGATGACGGTACTGCTGACCGCCATGCGTGAAGCAGCCGACGGCACGGCAGAAGATCGCGAAGCATTCTGGGCTCAGATTCGCACTCAACCCGGGCCGGCATGAGCCGTTACGACCTGCTGCCACCCAACGCGACGCAGTTCGAGCGCGACATGTCGCGCGCGATCAGCTCGATCCGTGGCATCAGTCCCTTTCTCACCGATCAGCTGCTGCTCGAGGACGGCGCCACGCTGATCCTGGAGAACGACGACCGCCTGGGGCTGGAGAGCAGCGGCCCACGGCAATCCATGGCCTTGGCGGTGCCCGTCATTCGCACGGCGAAACGGCTCAACATCCCCGACAGCGTTGTCCCGTGGCTGATCTGGGAGTACGGGCTGGGCGAGGTGCTGCCGTACCTGCCCGACATGCGGCAGGCGATCGCCCAGGGCATCCTCTGGCAGCGCATTCGCGGCACCCCTCAGTCCATCACCATCGCCCTCGGCTGGATCGGTGTCACCGGCACCGTCGAGGAGTCCGAGGCCGGCAGCTATCGGTGGGCCGAGTACCAGCTGGGCCTGGCGGCAGCGACGCAAGGCGACGAGATCATCGACCGGATCGCTGGCGTCGCACGGATCAGCAGCCCCGCCAGGAGCCGGCTGCAGCGGATATACGCCGTCTACGACTTCCGCCGTGGCATCTACGACCACACCGTCTGGAGTGACGGCAGCATCTACTCCGACCACTCTGGTGTGCGGCCGCGGCCGGACTGGCCGCAGATCAGCTACGGGCAGAACATCAACCACCTGGTCGAGGAGCTGGTGGTGGCGTACTTCAGCCACACCGAGATCGTGGCCCTGCTGACGCCAAACCTGCAGACCGTCCGCTACGACGAGGATCTGTGGGACGAGGGCTGGCACGAGCTCAACTACAGCGAGGCGATCACCGAGACGATCGCCGACAGCGGCCGGTATCAAGGCCAGACCTGGGCCGGCTTCGCATGGCAGCAGACCAGCTGGAACGACATCGGCCCGATCGTTCATTCCGTCGTCCGTGACACCGTCCCGAGCACGACCGCGACTTAGATTCCGGGCCTCGGTGCGATCGGTGTACCTGACGACCACACCTGAGTAGGATGACCCCATGGCAGCAGTCCTCACCACATCAGGCCGAATCGCGATCGCCACGGCGATCAAGGCCCGCACCGCTCACATGGCGTGGGGCACCGGCGACGCCGCATGGGGCACCACCCCACCGGATCCACCGGCCAATGCCACCGCCCTGGTGGCCGAGGTGGCCAGGCGCAAGGCGCAGGAAGTGCGCTTCTGCCAGCCGGACAACGCCGGCACCATCTACGTGCCTGAGGGTCGGTTCACGGTCACCGACACCCCGACCCGTTACCTGTATTTCCGGTTCAACTTCGAGTTCGATGAGGCTGTCGGCTCCACCATCCGTGAGCAGGCGATCTTCATCGACACCGTCGCTGCCGCCGATGTTCCGTCCGGGCAGTTCTACCTGACCCCGGCGCAGGTGGCGAACCCTGGCACCCTTCTGGTCGTCCAACGGCCAGCGCCGATCGTTCGGGCGGTCACGACCCGACAGCAGTTCGAAAACGTGGTGGTCTTCTGATGCCTCTCCTCGGCTACTACAACCGCTTCAGCGCCACCCAGCGCTACGACGCTCACCTGATCCGTGCCGGCAAGGGGATCCAGTCGGCGGAGATCAACGAGATCCAGAGCTGCTTCACCGATCGGCTGCAGCGCATCGCTGATGCCGTCTTCCGTGATGGTGCCGTTGTCTCCGGCTCGCTGCCGGTCATCAATCAAACGACCGGTGCCACGACCTGTCCCGCCAGCACGATCTACATCCGCGGCGCGATGCGGTCGGTGCCAGAGCGGACCATCACCATCCCTCTCGTCGGCCTGGTGCGGATCGGCGTCTTCCTCCGTGATGAGGAGATCACTGAGGTCGAGGACTCGACGCTGCGGGACCCGGCGACCAACACCCGGAACTACAACGAGCCTGGCGCTGGCCGCCTTCGCGTCACACCCACCTGGGGCCGTGAGGGCGACGGCAGCCTCGGCGACTTCTACCCCGTCTACACGGTCATCGATGGGGTGCTGCAGAACCAGCAGCCGGCCGACAACGCCTTCATGGAGGCACTTGCGCGGTACGACCGGGAGAGCAACGGCAACTACGTCGTCACCGGTCTCACCGTCCAGCCACTGGGCCTCAACGCCGGCAGCAACACGCTGAGCGTCCGCGAGGGTGTAGGCAACATCTTCGGCTACAAGATCGACCGACCGGCCGCCACCCGGCTGGTCTACACCGAAGACCCGGACCTGGAGCTGATTGACGCCGAGCCCGACACCTTTACCGGCACGACTGGCGGGACGACGACGATCCAGCTGAACCGCTTCCCGGTCGACACCATCGTCGAGGTGGTGGCAGTGAAGCGGAAGACGGTCACCATCACCCGTGGCGGCTTCAGTGGTGGGCAGGATGCCCTGCCCGACGTAAGCGTCTCGCAGATCAACTCCATCACCCAAGGCGGCACCACCTACCAGTCGCCGCGTGACTTCTTTTTGAATGCCGACAAGGTCGACTGGAGCCCCTCGGGAGCTGGCGCGATCGAGCCCTCCCCTGGTTCCAGCTACTCCGTCACCTACGAGTACCTGACGAACGTCACGCCGGAGAACATCAACTACCAGGCCGGCACCTTTGATGTCAGCGGCGCCGTCAACGGCACCCTGGTGCTGACGGACTACCGGTGGAAGCTGCCGCGGTACGACCGGATCGTGATCGACCGTTCCGGCAATCTGTCGCGGATCAAGGGCCTCTCCTCTCGCCTCTCGCCGCTCCCTCCGCCAGTGCCGGCGAATCTGCTGAACCTGGCGACGGTGTTCTGGAACTGGGGCGCGACGCCGACGGTGGTGAACGATGCGATTCGTGCAATCCCGTTCGATCAGCTCGAGTCGATGCGTCGGTCAATCCTTGACCTGTACGACCTGGTGGCGCTGGAGCGGCTGCGGAATGACATCAGCAGCCGGGAGCCCAGCAGCAAGCGCGGGGTGTTCGTTGATGCCTTCCTCGACGACGACATGCGAGACCAAGGCATCGCCCAGACCGGTGCGATCGTTGGCGGTGTCCTGCAGCTGCCGATCGCGTCGACCGCCTACCGGGCCCCGACGAACAACACCCAGGACTGGATGCTGCCCTACACCGAAGAGGTGATCCTGCAGCAGACGCAGCAGACAGGCAGCAGCAAGATCAACCCCTATCAGGCCTTCGATCCGATCCCTGCAGCGGTCACTCTCTCGCCCGACGTCGACCGTTTCACCCTGGTCGAGACGAACTGGACATCACCGGCGACGCAGCAGATCATGACTTGGCTGGGCACAACTGGCACCTTCAGCATCCAGAGTGTGACGAGCACGACTCGGACGCAGCTGCTGTCGGAGACCGAGCGACCGGCGGAGTTCCTGCGGCAGATCATCATCGCCTTCACCATCGACGGATTCGACCCGGGTGAAACCCTCACCCAGGTCCTGTTCGACGGCATCAACGTCACCCCTGCCTGAGCCATGCCACTCACAGCCAATGCCGCCGGGCAGATCACCGGCTTCATCACGATTCCCGCCAACGTCCCGGTCGGCACCAAGCGGGTGACGTTCACCGGCGGCCAGGGCAGCTTCGGTGCTGCACGGTTCATCGGCACCGGCACGATCCTGACGCAGACGCAGCGAGAGCTGACGACGATCGAAACCCGCTACTTCGACCCCCTTGCGCAGACCTTCCGCCTGGATCAAGGCCGGTACGTGACGGGGGTGGAGTTCAAGTTCACCGCCATCGGCAACACCGCCAACCGGGTTTTCCTGGAGATCCGCGAGACCGAGCTGGGCCTGCCGAACGCCACCACCATCGCGGAGGGTGTGCTGCTGGGGACGGCGATCACGACCAACGGCTGGACGAAGATCAACCTGAAGCGGCCGGTGTTCCTCTCCGAGGGCGTCGAGTACGCGATGGTGCTCCTGACCGATGATGTGCAGCATGCCGTCGCCCTGGCGGAGCTGGGCCGACTGGATGCGAACAGCGGTGCGTTTGTCACCTCACAGCCCTACACCATCGGGACGCTGCTGAAGAGCTCGAATGCCAGCACCTGGACCCCGGTGCAGGAGGCGGACCTGACGTTCAGGATGTACGGGGCCCGATTCACCAGCACCAGCAGGACAGTGAACCTCGGCACAATCCGTGGCGCGACGGTGTCGAGCATCACCCGCAGCGGATCGACGGCGACCGTCATCACCCAGACCGCGCATGGCTTCGCCACCGGTCAGAAGGTGGTGGTGAGCGGCGCGACGCAGAGCGAGTACAACGGGGCGTTCACGATCACCTCCACCGGCCCGCAGACCTTTACCTACTCCGTCACCGGCACCCCGGCGACACCGGCGACAGGGACGATCCTGCTGCAGGCAGGGGACACGACCGACCTGGTGGCGCTGGCTGGCGTCGAGCGGCCGGCGCTGGCCACCAACGTCCAGTTCGTCTTCACCCGTCCCGATGGGACCGAGACACGAGCGGGGGAGAACGCGCGGGTGCAACTGGCGGAGGACATCAACGTGCCGCTGACCCTGTCGGCGGTGTTAAGCGGGACGGCGACCGAGAGCCCGTACCTGTTCGCTGGCAGCCAGGCGCTGCTCGGCGACCTGAGCGAGACCGGCACCTACGTGACCCGGGCGGTGCCATGCGCCGCCAATGCGCGGGTGAGCGTGACGCTCGAGGCGCTGCTACCTGGCGGCAGCAGCCTTGTGGTGGAGGTGCAGAAAGCGGACACCACTTGGCAGACGGTGGCAGTGACCAGCAGCACCGCGGTCGGCGACGGCTGGATCGAATACACCCACACCGTGTCGAGCTTCACCGCCGGCGGGACGACGACCAGGGCCAGACTGACGCTGACCGGCAGCGCAGCGGCACGACCGCTGGTGCGGCAGCTTCGCATGGTGGTGATCTGACATGCCCCTCGACGACCGGACGACGAACCGCAGCTACAAGCTGCCCAACCCGGCGAACTTCCTGTCGGATGATGTGGGCCGGCTGCGTGATGCACTGACGGCGATCGACGCCGACGTGGCCGCCAGGCCGACGCAGGCGCAGGTTGATGCCCTCATCACGGGCCTGATCAATGGAGCCCCGGGTGCGCTCAACACCCTCCAGGAGCTGGCGGCAGCGCTGGGCAACGACCCGAACTTTGCGACCACCATCACCACCGCCCTGTCGAACCGGTACACCAAGACCGAGAGCGACGCGCGCTACGTGCAGGGTGTGAACCAGGTGGAGAACCTGTTCACGGGCACCGGCAGCCAGACGGTCTTCACCCTCAGCCAGGCTGCTGCCAGCCGCGAGAGCGTGCTGCTGAGCGTCGGCGGTGTGATCCAGCCGGTCGCCAACTACTCGGTGACTGGGACGACGCTGACCCTGTCCGAGGCCCCGGCGTCTGGCGTGAGCATCCGTGCCCTGCTGCTGGGGGTGACGGGCCCGGCCCTGTCGGCTGCGACCCTCAACCTCACCCAGGCTGGTGCTGGTGCGCTCTCGCGGTCGGTGGAGACGAAGCTGCGGGAGCTCCCGAGCATCGCTGACTACAGCAGCCTGGCGGCGGCGCTGGCGGCGAACAACATCATCGAGCTGCCCCCTGGCACGTTTGAGCTGCCAGCAGAGCTGATCATCCCGCGCGATGGGATCCGCATCCGCGGCGCGGGCCAGGGCCGAACGATTATCCGCTGCGCGGCCACCATGACCAGCGGCCATGCCTTCGTCCTCGCCGGTCGTAACGACTGCAGCTTTGAGGGTTTTACCCTCGACTGCAACGCTGGCGCCAGGGGGCTGGCATCTGGCTTCAGTGGCTTCAATGGTTTCAACGTCCAGGGCGACCGCAACAGCTGGATCAATGTCGAGATTTACGGTTCCCCGTCGTCCGGATTGCTGATTGACGGCATCACCATCACGTCGGCTGGAAACCGTATTGATGGATGCACCATCAGGGACAATGGCGGCGTCGGCCTATCATTGAACAATGTCAAGCTGACGCAGATTATCGGGAACAGGTTTTACAACAACGGCTACGAAAACCTTACGGTTGACTGCAGCAGTAACGGGACCATGGCGATCAAGAACTACTTCTTTCGTCATCGTGGAGGTTGCGGCAACATTGGCTGGGATGATGGCGATGTGTCTTTGTTTGTTGGAAACTTCATTGACAGTGAAAGCACGACGTGGCCTGCCGTTGGCACCCGCAATGGGATCACGATCAATTCTGAAGCTGGCGTCACGACCGGCGCGCTGATCTCCAGCAACATCATCCTCAACAACCAAGAGTACGGGATCATCCTGCGCAACCGCAGCGGTCAGTCGAATCCGACGCCACCACCGAACTGGAACCCGTCGAAGCCTGGTGATGCGATGATCACCGGCAACTACCTGCGCAACAACCTCACCGCTGACATCAGGATCGAGGACTCGAACGAGCTGGTGGTGCTGGGTCACAACAACTATCAGACGATCCAGATTGCCGATCCAGATGCTGGCAACGTCCGGCTGCCGGCAGGTGACATCGTGGCGGAGCTGAACCTGACAAGCCAGCAGGTGATTGCCGCTAACACCTACACGCGGGTCATCTACAACACGACCGTGGCGCTCCGTGGCCTGACGGCCTCAGGCGGGATCATCACCGTCCCCTGCGGTGGGTTCTATGCGATTGACGCGAAGGTGCGGATGGACGTGGGTCTGACGGGCATCACGACCGTCCAGATCCGGATCGTCACCCCCAGCGGGCATCGAGTGACGAATGCGACGCTGGCGCCGAATCAGTCGGTGATCGAGCTGGACTGCAGCGTGACGAAGTACCTGCAGCCTGGCGAGATCAAGGTGGAAGCCTACGCTTTTGGTACTGGCAACGTGACGCTGCTGCCTGGCAGCGAGAACTGGTTCTCGTGCGCCCTGGTGGGCTGATCCTTATGACCCTCGCAAGCTGACCATGCCACTCGAACGAATCTCTAGCCCGATGGTGACCGACGCCAGTCTCACTGGCGTTGACATCCAGGACGGCAGCATTGCCACCGTCGACCTGGCGGATGCTGCGGTCACGACGGCGAAGATAGCCGACAGCAACGTCACGACGCCGAAGCTGGCGGATGCTGCTGTGACCACCGCCAAGCTGGCCGACAGCAGCGTCACACGGGCGAAGGCCGGCGAGTCGATGGTCCGTCTCGCCACCCTCCAGACCACCACCAGCGGCGCCACCAAGGACTTCACCGGCATTCCCTCCTGGGCCCGCCGGGTCACGATGCTCTTCAACGGCGTCTCGACGACCGGCGCGAACGACATCCTGCTGCAGCTCGGCGTCAACACCACTCCCACCACCAGCGGCTACGTCAACAGCCAGTCGACCCTTTGCTACCCCAGCGGCATCGTCAACACCACCTCGACGGCCGGCATCCCGATCTTCAATAACCTCGGCACCTACGTCTTCACCGGCCAGATCGTGCTTGAGCTGCTCGATCCGACCGCCAACACCTGGATCATCACCGGCACTCTCGTGTCGACGGCCACGACACTCGGGACAGTCGTCTCCGGTGGTCTCATCACCCTCTCCGGTGCGCTGGGAATGGTGCGTCTGACCACCACCACTGGCACCCCAACCTTCGACGCCGGCTCCGTCAACATCTCGTGGGAGTGAGGCCACGACCGGCCTAGAATCGACCCAACAGGAGGACCCTCCACATGACCACCACCTTCCTCCACGGCGTGGAGGTGCTCCAGATCGACACTGGAGCACGGCCGATCCAGACCGTCCGCTCCAGCGTGATCGGCATCGTCGGCACTGCACCTGATGCTGACGCCACCGCCTTTCCCATCAACACCCCGGTGCTGGTGACCAGCAAGAGCGAGTACGCCAGCATCGGATCGACCGGCACTCTGAAGAATGCGCTCGATCTGATCTACGCCCAGGCGGGTGCTGTCGTGGTGGTCATTCGCGTCACAGCCGGCGCCAACGATGAGGCGACGATCACCAACGTCGTCGGTGGCGTCAACGCCACGACCGGCGCCTACGAGGGGGTCTACGACTTCCTGGCGGCCGAAAACGCCGTCGGCTTTGCTCCTCGCATCCTCATCGCCCCGGGCTTCACACATCAGCGGCACAGCAACGGGATCCTGACGATTCCCATCAGCCAGCAGGGCAGCGGCTACACCACCGCTCCTGCCGTCACGATCTCAGCCCCGGCTGCTGGTGGTGTCCAGGCCACGGCGATCGCGGTGCTCGGCACCGGCGCCAATGCCGGCAAGGTCGTGAGCATCACGGTCACCAACCCCGGCACCAACTACACCTCGGCGCCGACCGTCACCATCGCCAACCCGCCGTCAGGTACCACCGCCCAAGCCGGCACCGCCACCCGCGGCACCGTCCGCAACCGGGTCGTCGCCGAGCTGCTCGGCATCGCCCAGCGTCTTCGTGCCGTCATCGTCGCCGACGGGCCCAACACCACCGACGCTGACGCCATCGCCTATGCCGGTGACTTCGGCTCCGATCGCGTCTACCTCGTCGATCCCTGGGTCGTCGTCGGTGGCGTCACCATGCCGTCGTCCCCCGCCGTCGCCGGCATCATCAACAAGGTCGACAACGAGCTCGGCTTCTGGTGGTCGCCCTCCAACAAGGAGATCAGCGGTATCGAGGCCACCAGCCGCGCCATTGACTTCGCCCTCGGCGATTACAGCTCCAGGGCCAACCTGCTCAACGAGAAGGACGTCACCACGATCATCCGTGAGCAGGGCTTCCGCCTCTGGGGCAACCGCACCCTCGCCACCGATCCCCTCTACTCGTTCCTCTCTGTCCGTCGCACCGCGGACATGATCAACGAGAGCATCCTCCGCGGCCACCTGTGGGCGGTCGATCGCTGCATCTCCGCCGTCTACCTCGAGGAGGTGATGGAGTCGGTCCGGGGCTACCTCCGCACCCTCAAGGCCCGCGGCGCCATCCTCGGTGGTGACGTCTGGGTTGATCCGGCCCTCAACACCCCGACCAGCATCGCCGCCGGTCAGGTGTTCTTCGACTTCGAGTTCACCCCCCCTTACCCCGCTGAGCGTGTGACCTTCCGGTCCCACCTGGTCAACACCTACGTGGTTGACCTTCTCGCCTGAACCATCACCACGAGGACTGACCCATGGCCCAGATTCCCCGCATCCTGAAGAACTTCAGCCTGTTCGTCGATGGTCGCGGCCTCGCCGGCACCATCAACACCCTCACCCTCCCCACCTTGGCCACCAAGATGGAGGAGGTCCGCGCCGGCGGCATGGACGCTCCGGCCGAGGTCGACATGGGAATGGAGAAGCTCGAAGCCAGCTTCGATCTGCTCGAGTACAACCCGGACGTCATCGCCCTCTACGGCCTGGCCGGGGCCGACAAGCAGCTCACCGCCCGTGGCGCCATGCGTCGCGATGCGGAAGATGCTGTGCCGGTGGTGGCGAACATGACCGGTGTGGTGAAGCAGCTGGAGACCGGCGACTGGAAGGCCGGCGACATGAGCATGCCGAAGTTCAGCGTGGCGCTGCGCTACCTGAAGCTGACGATCGGCGGCACTGAACTGGTTGAGATCGACGTGGTCAACATGATCCGTCGGATCAAGGGTCAGGATCAGCTGCAGTCCATCCGTAGCGCGATCGGAGCTTGATGATGGCGATCGACAAGCGGGCGACCGTGAAGGTCGTCCTCGACTTTCCCATCACCGTCTCTGGGGTGGAGGTGAAGCACCTCACGATGCGTCGGCCGAAGGTGCGTGACGAGATGGCCTTCAGCAAGGCCAGCGGATTGACCGAGGACAAGGTGATGCAGCTGATCAGCAGCCTCACCGAAACGCCGATCGAGGATCTGATGGAGCTGGATGCGGCCGACTGGTTCAAGCTCGAGGAGCAGTACCAGGCTTTCAAGGGGGCCAGGCCACAGGGCGAGGGCTGAGGCGGGCAGTGCTGAGCCTGTCGCTGCTCACCGGCTGGGGCCTGGCGGACATTGAGGGGATGGAGATCGATGACTTCTGGGCGTTCCTCGAGGATGCCCAGGTGCTCCAGAATGAGATCAAGGAGGGGATGGTGCAATGATCGGCGGCGGGCCCCAGAAGATCACGGTCGAGATCGGGGGCAAGATCGCCGCCAGCCTCGGGGCCGCACTGCGTGGTGCGCAGATGCAGGTCAGCTCGTTCGGGCGGAACGTGACCCGGACGATGAACGATGCGGCGACGGCAGGCCGGAAGGGCTTCAAGGGCATGTTCGACAATGCCCTCTGGCAGCAGGCGGCGATTGGTGCGGCAGCGATCGGCACCGGCCTGGCGGCCAGTGTGCGCGTCGCGGCCCGGTTCGAGTCGGTGCTGTCCGACATCGGCAAGACCGCGAACATTGGTGAAGGCGAACTGAAGAAGCTCAGCGGCCAGATCCTGCAGCTCTCCGGCCGGAACGTCACCAACCTGGCGCCGGAGAAGCTGGCCGCCGGCATTCAGGATCTGGTCGCCCAGGGCCTGGAGCTGAAGGACGCCGTCGCGTCGATGGAGGCCCTCGGCAAGGTGGCGACCGCCACCAACTCAGATCTGCTCGACGTCACCAAGACTGGCTTCCAGCTGCAGAACGCACTGAAGATCCGACCGACGGAACTGAAGGCCACCTTCGATGCCCTGGCCTACGCCGGCAAGCAGGGCGCCTTCGAGCTGAAGGACATGGCCCAGTTCATGCCCACCATCGCCGCAGCAGCGGGGACGATGGGCATCCAGGGCAAGAAGGGAGCGATTGCCCTGGCGGCGATGATGCAGATGGTGCGGAAGGATGCGCCAGACGCGGGCCAGGCCGCGACCCGGATGACGGACGCGATGCTGAAGATGACCGCGCCAGACGCGGTGAAGAACTTCAAGAAGTTCGGCGTCAACATCGAGCAGGTGCTGAAGAACGCCAAGGCAAAGGGTGTCAACCCGATGGAGGCAGCGCTCAGTGAGCTGCAGCGGGTGACCGGCGGCGACGTCTTTAAGCTCGGCCAGATCTTTGGCGACAAGGAGGCCAAGCTGGGCCTGATGTCGCTGATGAAGTACCGGAAGGAGTACGAGAAGCTGAAGGCGGATGCTAGTGGTGCGGCTGCCGCCGGCACCGTCGACAAGGACTACCAGCGGTCGCTCAAGACCTTCCAGGGGACGCTCACCAGCTTCCAGAACAGCAGCCAGCGGCTGGGCATCGCCGTCGGCAATGCACTGCTGCCTCCGCTCACGCGCCTGGCCGAGCTCATCACGCCGTTGGCGGAGGGGATCGCCGACTGGGCATCGAAGAACCAGGGCCTGATGGCTGGCATCGTCGGGATCGGCGCTGCCCTCGCCGGCCTGGTGGTGGCGCTGCCCGTCATTGCTGGTGTCGTCTCGGCAATCGGCACCATCGGGGCTGCCATCGGCGCCGTTATGGCTGCCGTGCCCCTGCTGGCCGGCATCGGCACCGTCTTCGCGCTCGTCGTCCCACCCATCGGCATCGCCGCCGCGGCCATCGGTGGTGTCGCGGCCCTGGCCTACGTCGTCATCCGCAACTGGCGACCGATCAGCGGATTCTTTGCCAACCTCTGGGGCCAGGTCGTCGCCGTCACCCGCCAGGTCGGGCCACAGATGCTGAGCATCTTCGCCCCCATCCCTGCCCTCATCATCCGGCTGTTCACCAGCAGCGGCATTGGCCAGCGGCTGATCACCTCGATCATCGATGGCCTCAAGGCCAGGGCTGGTGCACTGTTTAGCTGGGTGTCGAGCGCGGTCAGCAGGATCGGCAGCATGATCGGCTCCGTGCGTCCTGGTGCGCCCCCTGCGGCGCCGCCTGCCACCACCCCGGCCAGCCCCCCTGCAACGCCGCCAGGTCGCGCGCGCGGGGGCCCGGTGCGCGCGGGCATGCCCTACCTGGTGGGCGAGCGCCGGCCAGAGCTGTTCGTCCCCGGCATGGATGGCGGCATCATCCCCCGCGTCGCCGCCCCGGTCACCGCCGCCGCCCTCGCCGCCGTTCTTGCTGGCCCAGCACCTGCTGCTGCAGCTCCCGCCATCACCATCAACGCTCCGGTCACCATCAATGCCGCCGGCGGCGATCATGGCGACATCCGCCGCCAGGTCGAGGACGCCTTCGTCGACATCCTCCGCCGGGTCGAGTCCAGCCATCGCATGCTCCTCAACGACTGACCATGGCACGCCCCCTCTTCCAGCTCGGCAGCTTCCAGTTCGACCTGCAGAACGGGGCCCCGCAGACCCTCGACCGGACGGCGGAGTACCGGTGGGAGGAGCAGCCGCGCATCCTCCGTGATCCCGCCAACCAGTTCCTTGGCCCTGGCTCCCAGCAGATCACCCTCGACGGCACCCTCTACCCGGGCTTCACCGGCAAGGTCACGACCATCGAGTCGCTGCGCTCCCTCGCTGCGAAAGGCGAGCCGCAGATGCTCACCGATGGCATGGGCAAGGTGCATGGAAAATGGGTGATCAAGCGGGTCCGGGAGGGCCAGGGCAGCTTCCTCCAGGGCGGCGCCCCTCGTCGCATCGACTTCACCCTTGACCTGCTGCGCTACGCCGAGGACAACCCCGGCGCTGCGGCCAGCCCCACCAGCGTCTCCGCGGTCTCCGGCCTGGCCGGCGACTACGCCCAGATCATCAGCAGCCTGGATCCGTTCACCGTCGACGAGTCCGCCTTCGACTTCGCCTCCTGGGCCAACAGCGCCGAGTTCAGTGTCGTCGCCGAGGCCGCCCGTGGTGCTGGCTTCAACCTTGGACAGCTCGCTGGCATCGCGCAGGCGATCGGCAACCAGAACTACGTCCAGGCTGCCCTCAACGCCTTCGGTCTCGCCAGCCTCAACATTGACCAGAGCAACACCTGGGTGCAGCTCGGCATCAATGCTGCTCAGATGGCGCAGCAGTTCGCCGCCGGCCGCGGGCCGGAGGCCACCGGCATCGCCCTCGAGGCCCTTCGTCCTGCCACCACCGCCATGCTCCAGACCCTCGGTGGTGGCGTCGGTGGCGGCCAGGCCCTGGCCGACATGATCGGCAGCGCATCGACCATCATGACGATGCTGGACGTCGATCCCTACGTCACCGACACGATCCGAAGCCTGATCCGACCATGAGCCAGGTCTACGTCACCCGCCAGTTCGACATGGTCGACCTCATCTGCTGGCGCTACTACGGCCGCACGCAGGGAACGGTCGAGGCGGTGCTGGCGGTGAACCAGAACCTGGCGGACCTGGCCCCGATTCTGCCCGAGGGCCTCCGCATTCTGCTGCCGGACCTGCCAGCACCTGACACCACCGAGACCCTCAGGATCTGGAGCCCATGACCACCCCGGCGTTCCGCATCGTCGTCGATGGCAGCGACGTCACCGCGCAGATCAAGGATCGACTCGTCAGCCTGCGCGTCACCGACGAAGCCGGGCAGGTGTCGGACAGCTGCGAGATCACGCTGGATGACCGCGAGAAGCGGATGCCGATGCCCAGGACTGGCGCATGGGTGCGGGTGTGGATGGGCTACAGCACCGGCGGGAAGCTGCCGGTCTACATGGGCGCCTTCGCCGTTGATGACTGCGACCTCAGCTGCGGCCCACGGTCGATGGTGATCCGCGCCACTGCTGCTGCCACGGCTCCAGAGCTGGTGAAGGAGCAACGAACCGAGGCCTGGCACAACACCACCCTGGGACAGATCGGGGCCAAGATCGCGCAGCGCAACGGACTCCAGCCCGTGTTCAAGGGCAACCTGGCGAGCATCGAGATCAAGCACGAAGACCAGACGAACGAGAGTGACCAGTCGTTCCTCACCAGGCTGTCGGAGAAGATCCGAGCGACGATCAAGCCGGCCGACGGCAAGCTCGTCTTCCAGCCGCGCGGCACCGGCGAGGGGCTGCAGCAGGACTTCACCGTGAAGGAGACGGAAGTGTCGACTTGGCGGGCGAACGTGAAAAACCGCGGCGCCTACGGTGAGGTGGAGGTGCGCTACCTGGACCGCCCGAGCCAGAAGGAGAAGACGAAGAAGGCGGGGCAGAAGGGGAAGCTGCCGACGTACCAGGAGAAGCAGCTGGCAAAGAATGAGGAGGAGGCACAGAAGCAGGCCGAGTCGAAGTTGCAGAGCCTCCAGTCCGGAGAGGTGCGGATCAGCCTCACCATGCCTGGCCGGCCAGACATCAGCGCTGAGGGGCTGATCACGCTCGAGGACTTCCGGCCGGAGGTGAATGGGACGTGGAACGTGAAGCAGATTGAGCACACCATCGACAGCCAGGGGTATCGCACCTCGATCGAATGCGGAACGAAGGGAGAGGAGAACGACGACTGGACGCTGGGTGAGGTTGGCGGCGGCAGCGGCACCCTCGGCACGCCAGGGCAGAACAACGGCAAGCCAGCCGGCGTGAAGTCGAACCTCATCGCACGGTCGGCCGAGCAGCTGCGTGGGATGAACACCAGGGGCGGGCCTGACGGCGGCAACAATGCTTGCCTCTTCGCCGTGAACCGGGTACTGAGGAACGCCGGCATCACGCCGCCGTGGGGCAACAGCAACTACGTCCCGACGGCGCAGCAGGTGCTCGCCGGTGGCGCCGGCACACTGCTGTCGGGCCCCGAGCCTGGCGCGATCGCGATCATGCGTGACTACGGCAACCCTCCCTACCCCCACGTTGGTGTCGTCGGAACTGATGGCAGCACGATCATCAGCAACAGCTCCTCCCGCGGCACGTTCTCCTGGGCCGCCGGCGAAGGCAGCTACACCTCCACCTACGGTCGAACCCCTCTCTACTACCGACTCCGGTAGCATCCGACAGTGAGCACCGCGGCGATGCCTGACCACGACACGACGCACGGTGACATCCTGCGTGCGATCGGCAACCTCGAAGGGAAGCTGGATGCCATCCACTCCACGATGGCCAACAACCGCGCCGACATCGTCGAGGCCTTCAGGCGGTTGAGCCAGGCGGAGCAACGCATCGCCCAGGGCGTCATCCTGGCTGTCGTCGTGTCGCTCGTCATGCCTGTCGTGGTGGTGATGGTCGCGCCGCGCCTAGAGTTAGGTCCGGAGCATCCCGTCCCTCACTCCAGCACCAGGCCATGATCGGTCCCACCAAGCGCCCACAGGATTTCGGCTTCCGTCCCAACGACAGCCACATCCTCGTCAACGACGTCACCGAGCGGGCCCGCGCGTTCTCGGCCGCCGGCAAGCTCCTCTGGGACGTTCCTGCCCTCGGCCGCGGCCAGGGTGCCGACACTGACTGGGCTGGCGTCGGCACCGACACCCCGCCAGGCCTCTACGTCATCGGCCAGATCTACCGCGACTACGAGGCCGACCCCACCCCGCCCTACTCCCGCACCGCCATCGCCTACGGCTGGTACTCGTTCGACCTCGAGGAGCTCGAAGGCCAGGAGGGCCGCTACGGCAGGGCCGGCATCATGATCCACGGTGGTGGCACCGCCTGCGGGTGGCCCGGGGCCTGGGAGCCGAAGCAGCCGCTGGTCCCCACCCTCGGCTGCGTCCGGATGTACAACCAGGACCTGCGCGATCGGCTGTTGCCCCTCACCGCCGCCGGCAAGGTGTTCGTCTCCGTCTACCAGGAAGGCTGAGGTGGAGCTGCGTGACTTGATTCGGATCTACCCCGGCACCCTCTCGCCGGATGCGTGCCAGCAGCTGATCGACGGCTTCGAGGCCCGGTCGGATCGGCACGTCATCCACCAGGGCGACGGCCCCCGCTTCGCTGAGCTAAACCTGACGCAGGAGTGGCTGGACGGCCATGCCATGGCCTTTGGCGCCATCCTCCCCCAGTTCGAGGCCTACTCGAGGGAGCTGCAGATCGGCCCGCAGCAGTGGCCCGCTGAGCTGGCGTTCGAGGAGCTGCGGCTGAAGCGCTACCGGCCTGGTGGTGATGACCGGTTCGATGAGCACGTCGACGTCCTGGACCACGCGAGCGCGCGGCGGTTCCTTGCCGCACTGCTCTACCTCAACGACGTCCAGGACGGGGGCGAGACCGACTTCCCGCTGTGGCGACAGGCGATCCGACCGAGCGCCGGTAGCCTGGTGGTGTTCCCCCCGCTCTGGCCCTGGCTGCATGCCGGCCGGCCCCCGCTCAGTGGTCCGAAGTGGATCCTGAGCACCTACCTCCACTACACCTGAGGATCATCACCATGGAGCACTATCTCAAGCCCGAGTACATCGGCTTCGCCCTGTTCATCGTGTCCGAGATCATCGGCATGGCGAAGGTGCGTCCCAACAGCGTCACCCAGCTGGCTCTTCAGCTGCTCCGCCGGGCCTTCCCCTACCAGCCCGGCCGGTTCTGATGGTTGATCGCAATGCGATGGTGCGGCAGCTGCGCCTCCATGAGGGGGAGCGGCTGCGGCCGTACCGCTGCACCGCTGGGAAGCTGACGATCGGCGTCGGCCGCAACCTGGAGGACCGCGGCATCAGCGCCGAGGAGTCGGCCATGCTGCTGTCAAACGACATCAGCCGAGAGGAGCGTGAGCTGCTGGCGGCGCTGCCGTGGGTGGCGAAGCTGTCGGAGGTGCGGCAGCGGGTGCTGCTCGACATGAGCTTCAACCTGGGCCTGCAGGGCCTGCTGGCGTTCAAGCGGACGCTGGCCGCGATCCAGGCGGGGCAGTACCAGCAGGCGGCGGGAATGATGCTCGAGTCGCTGTGGGCCCGGCAGGTGGGGCAGCGTGCGCAGCGGTTGAGCGAGATGATGGCGACAGGCCAGGTGCCGAAGGAGCTGGCCTGATCGCGGTCAGGCCGCCAGCATCCGCCGGACGGTGGTGCGGCTGACGCCGAGGCGGTCAGCAATGGCCTGCTGGGTCATGCCAGCGCGGCGCCACCGGCGG